AAAAATTCCTGACGCTGATTTGTATCCTTTAGAGAGGGCTAATTCTAGAGTATACGAAGCCAGGGGAGTCCCTATGCGCCAGCAGTTCAAGGGGAGTAATGGTGGGGGGCTTACCATGTCCGAAGAGTACAATCCCACGTTTATTAGTAAAAAGACGGAACTTACATCGGAAGTTAATAAAAAAGTTAGTTTAATTGATAGTCCTGCTATTGATTCAATTATACTAGACTCAGGAAATGGGTCCAGAATTACACTTAGCGATAATCCACAAAATCAAAGTATTCCTTCCCGAGCTATACAGGTTGAAACCGTAGGGCCACAGAAATATATTAATGTTGAATCCCAAACGGATGTAGTTGTTGTGGATGGACGAGAGCTTCAAGTCCTTAATAATTCTACAGGAGCTAATGCTCCAGAAGGAGATCCAGATAAAGCAGGAAATGTTAATATTCAAAGTAAGTGGAAAGATATTAATGTCTTTACTCAGGCAGAGCAGGGAAGAATTTTTATTGAATGTCTAAATGAGGGGGGTGATAGCCAGCTAATTCAGATTGAGACTAATGGTACTGGGGGAGCTATTGTTATAAAAACGAAAGGAGACATTCGATTGGACGCAGGAGGGAATATAGATCTAACAGCAGGGAACCAGATAAGAATGAAGAGCGGGGCCGACTTTAGTGTAGGAAGTGGGGGAGCTGTCCAAGTGAAATCTTCCTCTGATACTAATATTGATGGGGATAAAATTCATTTAAATAGTGGAAATGCCTCTCCAAGTACCCCATCAATTCAAGGTCAGGAAAGTACATATGGAAACACTGGTATTACTACATACTAAGAGATTATTATGGCATCATTTGATTTAGAAACATTCTTAAAAGTACAAGGGCAAACAGGAACGGGAGCGTTTCAGGCTTTGGGTATGTCATATGGGATGCCTAGTTGTATGCTTAATTTGGCTTCAGGAGCTATGGGACTACTACCAAGTTCTGTTTTGAGTAGTATGCAAACCCAAATTATTGCAGGAAAATCCAAGGCCAATGAAGTAACCAAAGAAGTATTTAAAAAATTAATGCTCAATACAGGTATTATTGAGTTTGATACAGAAACAGGGTTATTAAAGTTCGGGTCTGATACTGCTTGGATGGGGATTGATAATGATAGTACACAAACTAAAAATAACTTAGCTGGTTTATTGGGGGCATTTCAATATGCGAACTCAGTAGGTGCTCAACTTTATCAAAATTACACAGATATAGATAATCAGCTTGAGTCAATTCAAGACTGCTTAGATAAATATAACAAGCTTCAATCCTTCCAGTCAGGAAACTCCGCTGACGAAAAAGCTACACTATCTCCTCAAGAAGCCGATGAGTTGTTTAACACTGTTTACGCAGGGGATAAAGCTCAACTTGAATCTGCTAGTAATTTTATAAAAAAGTGTGATATTAAAATTTCTGAAATTAATACGATTCTTGAGGAGAGAAGTAATGATCCCTCTCTGGAGCCATGCCTGTTAAACTCCTCAGAGTTAGACCCCTATCTGAGTAACACTAACTTTACTAGATGCTCACCACTTGACCCAGCGATGGCAGACGATGCTATGGGAGTTGGGGAGGAGGTGTTTAGGCTAACCTATGGCCCTCCTATCTCTGTTGCTGGTCAGTATGTGCTAACCTCAGACGGTCTTTACTACGATTCCCAGTCAGGAGGGTTGGACCCTATTTACTTGGCTATTTCTGGGATTATACCAGTAGGGGATAAGTGGAAATATGATTTTGACCCTAATTTAGGAGGCAAGGGGCAAGCTATCTCAATAAAGTCTCTTAGTAAGTTTACGGATAATATTTTTGATCCAGAAAGAATTGATGATAGCAAGGGACTTCAATTATACTATGACGAAGACCATTTCCTCTCTGTCCTTCAACAACAAAGAAATAAGCTAGTTTACGATTTATCTTCCGATCTACAAGCTTATATTGATGAGTTTAGTGAAGATTCCTCTATCGTAACTAATCAACGAAATTTAATTATATCTGAAATTGCTAATCATAATAATAAAATCAATAGAAGGAAAAAACAAATTGAAGTTGCTGTAAAAGCTCCTCAGATTTATGGGGATTCTGTGGGACCAAAGTTTCCTCCTGGAAAGATTCCTATAAATGATTTTTCCTACTTAGCTGATTACAATTTAGATGTAGATCTAGAAAAACAAAATGCTTTGATTTTTAATCAAGCTGATGTAGTTGGGATAGTATTACCTATTAATGCTAAGTTTGCTAAAACAAGTGCCAAGCCTACCTCCCTGTCCTTTGAGCATTTGAGTATTCCTACAGTAGGTAAGGGGTCTATTTTGTACTCCCCTTCATCAACTCAGGCGGGAACCGTGCTATCTTTAAATGATCAAATTACGTCAGATAGCTTGTTCGCTATATACAACTTTTTAGAGACTGATTTAGAACTTCCGTCCTCTACAAATTTTCAAGTTACTAATTGTGCAACTGAGGATATGTACAATAATGCTCAATTAGTTGCCACATCCAAAAGATCCGTATTTGTCTCAGGATTAGGAATTCCTTATTTTGAAGGTATTGTAAAAAACAAGTATCCTGATACTACGGCTGCCTCTGCGTTGGGGTCGTATGTCAAACTTCCTGATAATAAAGAATTCCGAGATCTAACTTATTCTTCCTTGGGATTTACTATGGAGTGTTGGGCACATGTTCCTAATATTACAGATGCAGGAGTAGGGTGGCTAAGTGCCACAGCCTCTTCTTTAACCAAGGTTATTCTAGCAAGCGATAATGTAGGTAATGCTTCTGGAGTTTCTGCTCTTGATCATACAGGTGCAGAAAGAGACTTGGACTACCTAAACAATGATAGGGGAGAGCAATTTGTTAGGGGGATGGTATGTGGATTCACTAGGGATAGAAGGATCACCGAGGCAGGATACTCTTTAGGGTTATCAGGGTATAGTAATAGTAATCACGATAATGATCCCGCTTCTTCTTTAAGTTTCTTTATAGCCCCTACGCAATCCAGAGACCTATCTTCTGCTTCTTGGGTTAACAGCGATGATTGCCAGGACTTACCTACATTTTACAAAATGAAAGTGGACCTATCTGCTACTGATTTTGGGAATGTCTCTTCGCAGTTTGTATTAATTGATGTTACTTGCGATCCCGCTACGAATACTATTAAGATGTTTGCAGATGGGGCACTAGTTGCTACTTCTTCAATATCGGATGTATTCGGAGTTACTCCCAATATTCCTCCGAGTCTCCCCTCTTTTAAAAAGCCAAACAGTTTCCAATACTCGTCAACGACTGTTGACGGGCCAGATATACTAAAACAAGGCCCTCTTTTAAATCCCTTCTATACTCCTTGGATAGTTGGAGGTGGTTATACTGATGGTATGTATAAATACGGAAACTTTTTAGGGGGAGATAGGAGTGGAATTACCAGTGGGTTGCGTGGACACTTAGGAAGTTTAAAATTTTACTCTAAAGCACTAGATAATGCAGAGGTTTTAAAAAATTACAAAGCTCAAAAAGGCTTCTTCAAGAATATTAAAATGTGATGGCTGCTAACCAGGAAGTTATTGTATATGGGTCAATCTCCCCGAGATACAACAAACAAAGTATTACTTCTCAGAAGCAAGAAGTATATGGTTTATCCTTTCCTTTAGGTTCAGCTAGTGATGGATCTTTCTTTACTAAAAAATCTGGAATTAATATGATTAAGGAAGCGGTAACCCAACTTTTACTAACAGAGCGGGGGGAGAGAATAATGCTCCCTAATTTTGGATGTAACCTAAGAAAATATTTATTTCAGCCGTTGGATGAGGGTACTTTTGAAGGCATTAAAAGGGAGATTCAGTATTCATTCAAAAACTATATTGTAGGTGCTAATATAGCAAAGCTGGCTGTTTTCCCTTTGGGAGAGGCTGGCCCAGCAGGGGGAAACTCCCTTAAGGTAGTCTTGAGCTTAAAACTAGATACCGCTGATTTAGAAATCTTTGACGTTGAGGTGGATATATCATGAATTTTTCAGGAACTATAGAATCGGACTTTATGAAGTTAGCAGAGGTGCCTGTACGCAAAAGGCCCTCTTTAATAAATTTTGCGGCTACCGATTTTTTAACTCTTAGAAATTCTTTAATTGATTACGCAAAAGCAGTCTACCCTAGGGATTATAAGTATTTCGTTGAATCAGATCTTGGAATGATGTTTCTAGAATTAGTAGCTTATATGGGATCTGTTATGTCCATGAAAGCAGATATGTTAGCAAACGAGAATTTTTTAGCAACTGCAAATCAGAGGAGTAGTGTAAAAAAATTACTGCAATTGATAGGGATTAGGATGAAGGGGCCACTCTCCTCCGCTGCTGATGCGATGCTTACCTCAGGGACTACCTTAGGTGCTAGTGTGAAAATCCTTCCCTCTTCTAGAACGATAGAGACTACATCACCCGAGGACGGTGGAGCGGTTACATTTACTTTGTACAAGGTAGTTAACGGGTTAGTTGATACTGCAAATCAAACGGGAGATATTGACTTAGCCTTGTCCGAAGCTGTAGGATCCCCAAAAACTGTTTTTGAAAATCTTGTTCTACAAGAAGGGGCTCTCGTTAGAGACACGGGGAGTTTCGCAGCTACTGAAGGTGTTAAGACGATTAAATTAACACAGGGGCCTGTTGTTGAGGGAAGTGTGCAAGTATTCACTGAAGGCCCAGATGCCTCAAAAACAGGAGCTTTTGTAGAAGTTCCAAATGTATTTTTTGCTTCCGGGTCATCTGATAAGATTTTCGAAGTTATTTATGATGATGATTTTAACGCTACTGTAGTTTTCGGGGACGGTAGTGTTGGGGTCTCCCCCGATGATACCTCTACTTACTTTGTACATTATCGAGTA